GTCGATTTCAAGGTTGATTTCTTGTGCCAACACAGCAGTCAACTCAGCTTCAGCATCAAGATTGTGCTGGGATCGGAGATCTTGTTGAGCTTCGTAAGACCATACAGCCTTCAACTTGCGGGTTTTGGCAGTAATGTCTTCTGATTCAACAACAAGGTTGATTTCGGGAAGGTCTTGGTTGCATTCGAGGTTGGACTCGTAGCTTGCAACGATATGGTTTGCACCTGGATCGCTGTTCCAAGTCAAGGTGATAACACCATTGGTTAGGCCAATAGTTCCAGCAGTTGCTTTTGGGCTTGGGGTACCGATATCAACTAGGTTGAATACACCTGACGCAGAAATGTTGAATGTTTGAATAGCACCAACAGAATCATCATAGATGGTTCCAGTTACGGTTCCGGCCAAGATTGGGGTGCGTTCAAGAGTAAAGGTTGAGGTAACATCGCCGCCTGCATCTGTGTGACTCTCGTTCTGTACGAACTGGTGAGAATAGAAGATGTCAAGGTTTGCTGTACCATCAGCCCTCTGCATTAAGCTGTTTGCATCATCCCCTGGGAATCCACTGTTATTATCAGCACCACGGGTTGCGCCCTTGTTGGAGCTATAGCGGAAGCGGAGATAGTAAACAAGGCCGGTTGGTCCAAGCAAAGGCTGGACTGATACGATCTTGTTTGCAATCAATTGTGGATAAATACGGCGTACCAATGGGATACTGATTCGCTTGAATTGCGAGATATCAGCAGTGTCGGTAGACACTTCATTGATGAGCCTTTGGTTTTCGAGAAGAACTGCGGTGGCAGCACGAGTATAACGGTCTTCGATACCTTCGAGGAGACCAGTTCTTGCCCAGCGTCCTTCTAACTCTTTTGCTTCATTAAGAAAGCGTGCGTTAGCGTTCATATTTCTGTTTACCTTTCAGTTAGAAAAATCTTTATTGAACCTTCTTGATACCCGAAAGAACCAAGATTTGGTCCAATTCTGGATTGTTGGTGGCGCCGCCATTTTCCGAAATGACAACCCCATTGTCCACAACCTTGTGTCCTCGCCCCGTTACATTCATTCCTTTTGCAGCTCTTTCATTCTGTTCTGTGATCACTTCAGATCTCTTTCTGGAATCAACCGCCCTTTTTTGCTCTGTGATCAAATCTTTAGCTTGGCGGAAACCTTCGTTTAGTTTTGTATTTTCAGTAGAAAGCCTGATGTTTCTGGCTTCCATGATTCGTAGTTGACCCTTGATATCATCAATTTGCTTAGTTGCTTCTTCCATTTTGGATGAAGACACAGCATTGATTTCGTCATCAGACATATATTGGCTAGCGAGGTCAACGATCTTGTCCAAGACGACCTTGTGTTCTGCAAGGCGTGGGTCGCTGACAATGTCTTTACGAGCTTGTTCGTAGATTTCTTGACCTTTAACTTGGAGGAATTGGTCAACCTTGTCAACAATGTATTCCTTCATCTCGTTAAGCTTCTTGTCGTACTCTTCATAGAGTTCAACTTCCACGGAGCTGTTTTTTGCCCTTTCGGACTTCAGCATCTGGTAAGCTTCTTCATATCCTTCTTCAATTGCCGACTTGTACTCATCACCTTGAATGTCAAGACGATTGCGTAAGTCTGCGATGATTGAATATGCTTCTTCATAGCCTTTTTCAGCTACTCGTTCTGCTTTCTTCATTTCGCCCGAAAGCTCGGTATAAGCTTCTTCAAGCTTTTCATTGTATTCCTTTTCAAAATCGATCTTGGCACTCTCGAGCATCTCATTGATGGCCGAGGATACTTCTTTTACATCGGATTCTGGCAGGAGCTTCTTGATTGCTTCCATTATTTTACTCATTAGCCTAACCTCACTTTGCTAGTGTTTCGTTTTAAGAAATAATCAAACAATTTTGCTTTTAATGCTTTTTGTTTGATCCTCGATAATCCCACCTAAGCAAGCAATTAACGCTTCTTTGTTAACTCTATGTATGCTTCTGCCTTCATTTTTGACAGTAGTTTCTATGGAATTATTTACAGGAGCGTAACTTTCACGCTTGCCTACAACCTTCTCCTGGAAGGCGGCGTGTGTACTTGGATCGGCAACTGCGTCAAATGTTAAGAGCTTATAGCTTTCTCCAATGACTAAGATGCCGTTCTCATTTACCTTGCCGTTGCCTACGCCACGGCTAGAGATACCAACCCTCACCCCATCATTTATAAGAGCTTTAAGAATCCTTCCATGTGGGGTATTTAAAATCTCGCCTTCACCCATGAGATTGTTTCCGTCCCACCACAGTTTTGTGATGACATGGCTAGCTTTCTCAAAATGGATGATTGAATCGGTAGGATGGTCAAGCTCTCCCACAAGACCTCTAGATTCAATTACTGAAACAAGTTTTTTTACATTTTCATCGAGGACTGAATATGGATACATCCTCTTGTTTTTGTTAACTGCTTCTGCTTCTTGGAACTTTCCTTTGAATTTTGTGAGGCCACGGTCTGTAGCCTCATTTAAATCAAGCATAAAGCCACCATTGCAGCAAGAATCGACAAGTAGCATCTTGTTATCGCTCATGATTCTCCTTATTCAACTGGTTTGGCAAATCGTGCCTTGGGATGGAGTGGGTTCTGTAGGTTTGGCCAAGTGTCGTTGGATTGGAATGTACCAATCTCATCCTCGTCCTTGTCCACGCCCTTTTCGCCCTTCATGGTGAATTTAAATGGATCGGGAACATATGGGTTCGAAAGTGATGGCCATGTATGGTCACTTCCATCGTTCCCAAGTGCGTTGTGTGCCATTTCTTCTTCACCGCCGAAATCCTTTCCGTCACTCACTGGCGCCCGATTCACGCCATATTCGTCCCTACCATTAAATTTGGATGGAACAGCATCGTTTTGCTTTGCGTTCCATGCTGTGTGGGGGTGATCGCCATTAACAGATGTATGTACATCTTGGTCTTTCCATTCGCCGGAGTATTCGAGGTTTGCTTCAGCGAAATCGCTGATGTACTCGGCAATGGATTCGGCAATTTCGAGATTTGGTTCTTCAGTCTTGCTGAGTACCGCTTCGCATTCTGACATCATGCTTGCTGTTTCGGTCTTTACAACTTCGTCGCCAATATCGATGGCAACCTTGTGCATTTCAAATAAAGCCTTGTAAAGATCTGAGAAAACTTGCATGTTGATTTGTTCACTTTCATCAAGGTTTCTGTAGAACTTCCTTACGACTTGCTGAAATTCTTTATAGGAGTCCTTGCAGTCTCTGCATTCTGCCGTGATGTCACCTTTTTCTCCAGCTGCCACAGCAATTTTCCTCACCCTATCGGTGTAGGCGCTGTGTGCGGTTCGCAAGATTGCTTCAGCAATAAAACTACAAGTGTTATCATCGTAATTTCTAAGATTTGCTGTTTCAAAAGCTTCTCCAACCATGGAGGTCAGCTCGCCTTGAGTCAAGTAGATAACTTGCGGGAACCTACTTACCATGTTTTCGAGAGCTTCTTCAAGAGCTGAGTTGTTAGAGGTATTGTTGTACCTCTTTAGCTCGGCAATAGCTTTTACAAAAGTTTGATCTTCGTTCATTGTTTTGGCATTGCCACGCAGAACCTTGAGATCTGTATCAAGGGTTTTCCATTGGAAGGAAAGAACCTTGCCTTCATTTCTTTTCTGCATGTTTGGAATTGCAACGGAAACGATGTTTCCATTTGCATCAGGCTGTACAACTGATTCAGAGATCATTGGGCCATAAGTCTTGTATTCTACATAGCCAAAAACATTTTCCGCAAGATTGTACCACTCCTTCATGTTTTTTACTGCACGGACATAAGTGCGCCAGCGTGGGTTTTTAGATGAACCGAGTTTCTTGGCTGCGGTCTTTCTTTTTCTTGCGAGTTCAGTTTTTTTGCCAATGGAAATCTTCTTCTGGCTCATCCTTCTATTGCGAACACGCTTTGCAACAAGACTTCTTGATTGTTTCTTGTGGAAAAGCTTGCTTCTCTTGCCAGTTGGCTTGGAGACAGAAATTTTGAATTTCATAGCTTCATTGATTTGACGCCTTACGGAAGGCATGGAGAAATATTCATCGAACTTATCATCTGCATGTTCATCTTTACCCTCAATGATTGCATCAACCATCTCAGAGATCGCCTTGCGAGCAGCCTTTTTGGATGTTTCTTCGTCAATGACTAATTCTTGGATTTTTTCAAAAATAACTTTGTCATCTTCTAGTTTGTATATCGCATGGATGTAATTGTCATCCGAGGTCTTGTAGGTGGCGTCATTTTCGCCAAAACAATGTAACTCAACATCAACGCCTAGCGTTTTGCTGAGCAAATCCTCAGCAAGGATGAGTTCTTCCTCAATCTTGCTGATAGAGTTTTCTTGTAGATTCTTGAATGCTTCGAAAGATATCAATTTTCTTTTCATGTCTATCAACTCCCTGTGCCTGTAGGTTATGATTTATCTAGCACGATGCATGCCATCATTTCGTTATATATTGCAAAGCCCAAATATTTTTGTTGAAAAATAAGGATTTTGCTCAATTGTGACTAGCGTAAAATTACTCATATCACATATATAAGTGTGTTTATTTAAATAAAGGGGATTGAAAATGCGTACATTTAGCGAATATGTTGAAAGCATCGCCACGGATGTCTTTGGAACTTTAGGCGGCGAAGGTATGAATCGTGGAAAGGCTGATGTTTTAGGTCATGTGATGGCAGCTATTCGAAGAGCAATAATCAACCATCCAGATTTCGCACAGAAACTAGCTAATTTTGTTCTTAAAGATAGTGAGGCGCAACTTGAACTTGGTGAGGAGCTAGGCAATTTGAATGCTTCAGAACTTGCTGGTGAAATTAGGCGATCTGCCAAATCTGGTAAGTTTTCTAAGTCTGAGCCAGAAGCAGTAACTCCAAATTCTTCTGACACGCCTTTTGAAGTTTCATAAAATTAAAACCAATATTTTTTAGCTGATTCAAGGCTGTCTTGGGTGATTGCGTATCCACTGCAATCAAACAAGACAGCATCAATCTTGCATTTTGGACAAAGTGCAGTCTTGTCTCCATCCGTGTATTCTACAACTTCATTTGCTTCAAAAATTGATGCGCAATGGTAACACCCCGCAATCTTGGATGATTTTTGCAACGGTTTGTTGTGAAAAGCAAAGTGTGCTATTTGTGAAACACTCATTTTAATTCATCGTGCTGTCGTCACGATCCTCATGGTCTTGCTCAAGTCCGTAGTTCATGATCTCAAGATTATACTTCTTGAGGTCTTCCTCGCCGGCTTCTGGTATCTCATCAGTACTTGATCCAGGCTCAGATTCTGAGTCTGATGCCTCTGGCGGCGTGCCTTCTGGTGGGGCACCCTCTGGTGGTGTACCTTCTGGTGGCATGCCTTCTGGTGACAACTCAGGGGTTGGCCCACCAGTCTCGGCACCCATTTCAGTTCCCTCTTGATCTTGGTTTGGAATTCCAACTCCAAGAAGTTGTGGATTCTGTGCCATAACTTGGAGCTTGAGATCTTCAAGTTTTTGCAATTTTAGACGACTCAACATGACATCTGTGTCCTCTTCAGGATACATCAATATTTTTGTGTAGATGTCAAAGTCGCTCATCAATAAGCTGCCCTTCAAAGTTCCAGCATTTGTCAATCGTGCTGTCTTGACTTCGGCTCTTGAAAGCTCTCTCCAGTCAGAAGGCGGAGTCATTTTGATCTTGAGATCCTTGTACATATCTTGCGGAAAGCCACGCAGTTCAAGGTGTCTTTCGCAGACATCGAGAATTCCATCTTCAAAGTTAGATTGTAATCTCTCAATCATCCTAGCAAACTTTACATCTTGTGCTGAAAGTGTTATCCTTGTTGCGTTTACATCTTCGCTGCTAAAATAATTCTTTGGAAAATTCAAGGAAACAAAAAGTTTGTTTCTAAAATAAATGGCATCATCAATTTCGCCAAGGTTTTGAGCACCTGGAAGTGTCTCAATTCGACTGTTGGCATTCGGGCGCACAGGAACCCAATAATCTTCATCTTGCGCTGGTGGCTGCCAGCGTTCCTCGACCAAATTAGCACCAACTTGTGCTCTATTGCCGGCAGTCTTTCTCTTTCTGAACTGATCCTTAAGGCGCTCGATGAATGCTTCGGCCTTGAATGGTGGTAGTTGACCAACATCAATGTAAAATACTCTTCTTTCAGGCGCCCTTGTGAGCCTATACACTACCATTGCATCTTCCATCAGTCTGAGCTGATGTGCTGGACCACGAGCTGGCTCGATGAGTGATTGTCCATATGGATAAAAGTTCTTTCTATCATCTCCGATTCTCATGTGCAACACTTGGGCTGGTGCAAATCTAATGGCTGAAGATTGCGCAAGCTCGGCCTCTGTTTGCTGAGCCACATCGCCTCTTGCGAGGGCTTGGTAGTCTGGGCCTTCTTTGCTTTGTTGAAACTCAATTAATCTTCCTTTGATAGTTTCGATCCTATACATGGTCTCTGGTGGCAAAGGAATAATCTTAAATATTCCATCAGATGGTTTGTCTGGATTAATGACAACTTCAAAGAATTTGTCGCCATTAACAATTAAATCTTTGAAATATGCAAATCCATACCTATTTATGTTCAGCATTTTTCTGTTGATGAGTAAGAACTCTAATTCCTTTCTTATTTCATCATTTTTGCACTCTATGCGCAGTATGTTGCCTTCATCATTTTTTTGGCAGTTGTGAAGTATGACGCTATCTGTTGCAAAACATAGATGTTTTTCAACAGATATATCATAAACATCCATTTCCTCGCTTGGAGATACGCCCATTACTTTGCGTATCTGTTGATTGCGACGCTGCAGTTGTTTAATTTCTTTTACGCTGAACCCATGCCTTTGCATAAGGCTGTTTACAGTGTTCCAGTCGTTTTGAAGAACCTTGGCAACTTGCCTAACTGGTATATCGCTAGCTATTAGCCTGCAAGCCCTGTTGAGCTTATCGTACTCTGGTGATGTCTTTCCTTCTTTCCAGTCATCAACAAATTGCCTCTCATGAATCCATCCCTTCTCAAAACTAAATATTCTTGGGTGCTGCCCATGTTTTACTTTTGTGAGGTTATGGTTTGCTGATATTCTGTAAAAAGGCATGAGTTCATCGCCAAACTCAAGATTACCGCACTCTACCCATTCGCCATTGCGCTTCAGAACTCTGTGGTCTGGTGTGGCACGGATAATTTTACCATTATCAAGAACGATTTCCACGGTCTTTGCACGCTTGACAAGCCTTGGGGCGAATGCCCAGCCTAAGGTGTAGTCGTTCTTTTTGAAGTCGTAGCAGTATACTAGGAAACGCTCATCCGCCTTATTTTTTGCAAGCCATTCTATGGTTTGATAGCCAAATGGTGTTGCTACCAAGGTATCGCCAGCAACGCAAGCTTCATCGGCGAAAACCGTCATTGCCATCTCTATTTCTGGTAGGTTGCGGAGGCGTTCATACTCCTTATACCTCGCCGAGCGGTTGCCCAGCGTGGTAGTATCGATCATATCGTAGGTCTGGCGCAAGTTTATATAATTACTTGGGCCTTGTCCAGATACGAGCTCGCCGCCCGTCTGAAGTGCGTCAGCTTGTGATATGCCGGCGCCTGAGAACTTAGAAAAGTCTTTCCTCTTCGCTAGCGGATCTTTTTCTGATGCGTATGTGAATAGCTTGAAAAAGTCTGACCAAAGTGCCATGGATGTTCCTCTAGTTATATTAGTACGCTATCCTAGTTATTGGATGCTTTGCCGTTTTTGGGGGGAACGATGAAAAAAGTTATATTTTTGATGAGTCATTTCGGCAGTGGCTCCAATGCATTGTATGCTCTTCTTGCCTCTCAGCCAAGGATCATGGGTGTAGAAAATGAAAATGTTTACGACAATCAAACTTCTCTTATTGCTGCAGCAGAACGCAAACACAAACTAAACAATGCATCAAGGATGTATCTCGATCATATCCTTTATAATTTCCAGTATAGTTTAAAGCCAGATCCATGGGTAAAAATGATTTTTTTGGTTCGTGAGCCAGAAGGATCAATTGACTATATGGTCAATCGCAAGATCTTTAAGCGTCCTGAAGCAAAGATGTACTACCTCTACAGGTTGCGTAGGATATGCGAACTTGCTAAGAAAAATCCAAATTCCATTTTTTTGACCTACTCAATACTTCGTGAAGGGCGTGGCTTGACAGAATTAAATGATTATCTTGAGTTGAAAGAAAATATTTCATTTTCACAAGATTTCAATGTTCCATCTGGCAAGAGTTGTCTACATATTCGTGAATATGAGGATCTATCTGCAGCCTATGAAAAATACATCTATTATGTTAGCAAAGTTATGGATGTGCGTATTACATAGTGTATGAAGTTTTCCGACTGGTTATCAAAGACTGAGGCAATCAACACTGGATTCAATATAGGCATATCCGATATTGGTTCAGATGCACATGATCAAATACCACCCATGGATTCTCCTGGTGCATTCCAAACAATTGGCGACGATAAGCCACCAACAAATAAAGTTTTGCGTCCTAAATGCAAGTGTTGTAAAAAGCGTCAGTTTGGAATCAACACATAACCTTTTGGTGCAATGAAGCCATTTTTCATCATGTCAATAATTACTATCTTTGCAGCAAGACCTTTGCTGGGTATGATGTCCTTGTCGGCATAGATTGCACATATCCAGCCATCCCATCTTTTGTTGAACTCTTCAATAGTCCATGTTCTAACTTTTAGATCATTATCGCTATTGTTGATATATTTTATAATCCCAGCCTTTTCGTCGTAATGTACCATGACCATGGCATGTCCAGGTACACCAAAAAGAACCCCACGCCTCTCCTTGACAACGGCTTTTACAATTAAACTTTTGTCTGCAGTACTTGTAGTTTGTTCGAAAATAACATTTATTTTTTTAAGTTTATATGCCACTCCAGATGGGCTACTATAGCTTTTGCACTCTGGGTCTTTTGTGAGCCCGATTAGTTTTGGTTCTTCGGCATAACGACCAATGCATTCTAATGATGCCCATACGCATTGTATTCCCGTATTGTTGTAAACACGATCTTTCATAGGTATTGGAACCATTAACGCAGAGGATCCATCGTCTGGATCGCCCTCGAATGTGGCTATTGGGTTGTTGAATTTTGTATCTTTGCTTTGTGTGGTATCAGCGTTTTTTGGAACAACAGCAAAGCAGATTGCAGCTGAAAGTATGGCGCATATTGCGAAAAGGAAAAAGCTTGTCTTCTTTGATCGCATGTTCCTCCTTGAAGCTTGTACAATTATATATCAAGGGGGAAAATTTAACGGCTTTCGTTCGATCACATTTTCATCAAATTAGGGTCGTTATATTGGTGCATTAGACACAAACATGCGAAACTTGTGTTTTTTTGTTGTATCTTGAATTTAAACAAAAAAAACCTTGGAGTTTTTCCAAGGTTTTTTTTGTTACATCATCATATTAATGATTTTAGTCTTCATCCTCGTCTTCATCGTCGTCTTCATTTTCCCAATCATCATCGTCGTCATCGTCACCATCTACCCAATCATCGTCATCATCATCGTCATCGTCATCGTCGTCGTCATCATCGTCATCGTCATCGTCGTCGTCATCATCGTCGTCGTCATCATCGTCATCGTCATCATCGTCATCGTCATCGTCATCATCGTCGTCATCGTCATCATCATCATCATCGTCTTCATCGTCTTCTCTAGGATCATAATCTTCATAATCTTCATCGTCGTCATCGTCGTCATCATCTTCATCGTTTTCGTCTTGATAGTCATCATCGTCTTCATCTTCATCATCACGGAATGACATTTCGACATCATCCCAAAGATTTTCATCTTCA